TTTTTATAACATTCACGGGAACATAATTGATTCAAGTAATGAGAAACTTCAAAATAATTTCGTTTAAACTCTTTTTTACAGTAATCACAAATACATAGAGCTATGTAACCTCGACCACTTTTGATTTTTTCTACTATCATTTTACCTCCCAACTAAGGCGGGGAGTGAGTTGGCACTCCCCATGTTATTAATATAATTATATCATAAAAGCTATGAAATTTCCTCCAGCTCACACTCTTTGAATACTACATAGTTCTGAGTATAAATATCCTTGACATCGGTAATTTTATAAGTCTTTCCGCCATAAGAGAATTTATCAAGATATGTTTCACTTTCAGCTTTTACATTTGCATTGTATTTTGCTATTAACTTCGTAACTCTTTGAGAGTGCCAGCCACCTTCGTTTATATTTAACACCCTTGAACGCTTGTTATAAATCCTAAAATCCTGGCTTGTAAGATTAGCAGTGCTTTCATTCCACCCACCAGCCCCATCATCAGTCCTTGTAATTCTTGATATAACTATGGAGGCTTTATTTTGTTCGATTAAATCTGCCTGCTGATTACGGATTGTTTCGTAGAGTTCCATTTTACTCCAATAAAAAGCACCCTTTCGAGTGCTTAGTTTAATTAAATTATTGAATTTGTTTTTTAATTACATTGAAAAAACTTTGCAATATTTGCTTTGATTATTTAAAGCATGATTTAAATGTCCCCTAAGTGTTTTCATTTTCATATTTTTTATTCCACCGAATAATTCTAATTGAGAATAATTATGTTCATTTAAAGTAAAACATATTAAAATACCATAACCATGTATTATTTCGCCAAGTTTTGATGTATGATAAACATTAAATTTTATTTCTGGATTTACTTTTTCTATTTCCTCATTAATTATTTTTTTAGGTAGATAATTCATGTAAATAATATATCATTTTAGATATTTAAAATCAAGTTTACCTCTCTAACTGTGTTGACTTGGACGGTTTAAACTGCCAGAATTTTTTAATACAATAACTTCTGCTATTTTTGTCTTCCGGTAGTTGTTCATCTGCTAATTTCGTTGGACCATCAAACTTAGCCTGTGCAGCTCGGTATTTCCAAATTTCTGCCACTGCATCAAAAAAATTATGGTAATAAAAAGTAGCGTAAATAGCGTCAGGAATTGTATAATCATCATCAAAAGTTATTATCCCGTTAAAGACATCTATCTCATAGTTATCACTGTCTATCTCATTATCATCACCGTCAATAAGCACTACTCCTGATAGATATTTATAGCCTATTGGATAGATCAAGCTTTCATTATCGTACAGGTAATCATCTGCATAAATCTGTCTTTCGTTGACGTAGGTTCTATTCTGGTTCAACATTCTTTCGATTACCGTATCCGATACTGCGTAGGGTGCAGTCTCATCTTCAATATATTCTCTTACAACTAAAATTAAATCTTCCATTATTTTATAAAACCACTTTCATTCTTGATTAACTTTTTATAATACTGGCTCTTATAATGTTTTCTTAAATCGCTTCTTAAGTGCCAATTGTGCTTTATGTAGAAGTCTTTTATATACTCGTAGCTAAATTCAGGGTTCACTACTTTATGTAATTTGTTCACTATTTTCCCCTGCCAGTATAAAGTGTAATGGACATTCTGGTATTCCATGCCTTGCCTAAACTTAAAGAACCTCGTTGCCCTATCCTGTACTTTTCCACAATGCCCATCATGGAGTTTGACAATCCCAAAATCTGATTTTAGTTCAGGGATATTTCCTACCAATACTTCATCACTATCAAGATTTAAAACTATATCCCCATCTAAAAGCTGTTCTAAATAGGTGTTACGCTTTCCTACTTCATCGGCATTATAAGAGGATATTAAATCTATATTAAGGCTTGATAGGTATTCCAACGTCCCATCAGTTGACTCCCAGCCCTGCCCGGGGAAATCCTTGTATCTACCATCAACTACTATTAGTTTATCAACCTTACTGATTAAACTCTCAATACACTCTTTTATGAGCGGAAAGTCGTTATATGTTGTTATCGTTCCTATCAGCATTTTTTAAAGAACACCTGCGGACAACCAACTTTATAAGTAAGAAAATCTTTAATATCACTAACCTTATCAAGTGGAATTTCCCTTAACCTGTTTACTACTTTTATGCACTTAAAATCTGCACCGAATATCTTATCAAGCATTTTCTCAATACTCTCTTTTATCTTTATACAGGACGAATGTATCTCAATTACCAAGTAACTGCCCTTAGACATACGCTTTATTGTTTCAGTTCCACCTCCGATGATATCAACTTCTGCACCCTCAACGTCCATTCGGATTAGGTCAACTTTATTTATTTGATACCTGTCAGTAAATTCATCTAACTTACATATCGGTACAACTTCTGAACCTTTTTTGAACTTATTCCAACGCTCGCTATAATCAGGTGTGCGGTGTCTTTCATCGACAATAGTAGCCCAATTACAACGGTTAGAAGTATAAATCTTTGTTATGCCGGTTGTCCCTCCTATGGCTATTGGATAAGTTGATATGTTTTTGAGTCTATTAAGCTCAATATTTTTAACAAGCAAATCAAAGTTATATTTTACAGGTTCTATTGCATGGACATACTTTACTATTTTAGCTTCAAGCAGAGCATAAAATCCTATGTTTGCGCCTAAATCAATTACCGTCATGTCTGGTCGTAGTATCTTTTTCATACAAGCTACGGAAAACTTTTCACGTATTCCTTTTTCTATGAGCTCTTTTCCTATACCCTCGTCTTCTGGGTCAAGATACATTAAAAAATCAAGTATCCTTTTTTTTATAAGTTTCACATACCCTCCATCCAATAACCATTTCTATCAAGTCTTCTTGCCCCTATTTTATCAATAAATTTTGATACTTCGGGAAATTTAGGGTGTTCAATGTCATGGAAAAGTACACGTCCACACTTCCTTACAAGCTCAAAACTATCCCTTACTTTTTCCGAGTGGTCATCATCTATAAAGGCAAAGTCAAATTTAATATTTTTTAGTATCTTTTTTATTTCGTCCCTATCTTTTACATGGTGAAATGTTATTTTATCGGCAAATCCTAATTTATCCCATGTAGCCAGATCATATAAATTTCTTATATCAAACGTATGAACGTGCTTCGCAAACTGTGCCATATAAGCAGCCGTTGCCCCGTGGAAAGTGCCAATCTCAACAGCAGTTCCGATTCTTAAAGTCTGGCATACTACCCTAAAATCTAAGTTTCTGACTGCTGTCATTCCTAAATCGTAGTCATTTTCTATTACAAACTTATAAACTTTATCCATTTATCCCCTATTCATAAGGCATTATTTTATATTGTGATTCCCTTTTCCTTGCAGAAATCCTATACTTATCTTTCTGCTCTTTTCTTTTTCTGCTTCTTCTGCGGTGCTGGTGATGGATTTTAAAAGTATTGATTTTCTTATCTTTAAATCCGCTTACTGCATGACAGCGGTTGTTAAACCACCTGCCGCCAATTTCTAAAATAAAATGTATTCCGTTATGCCGAAGCCCTTTTCTATATCTAAAAAAACGTGTTGCAAGCCTTTTATGTTTCTTGCCCGGTTCACCTAAATAGACAAGCCCTATATCTGTAAATCTATCAAGCTTTCTTATATTGCCTTCGATATATTCATCTCCATCAAGTACAAGTACAGTATCTCCGGTGTTTAACATATCCATATAGATATTTCTTTTATCCGCTTCAAACATATCAGCAGCAAAAACAAGCTCGACTTTATCGAGACTTAAGAGAAACTCTATCGTACCATCTGTCGAGTAATGAGAGCTCGCCGGAAAATCTCTATATTTACCATCGACTGCGATGATTCTATCAACCTGACTGTAAACGGAATTTATGCAGTCCTTTATCATCGGCATATCGTTATAGCAATTAACACATACTACGAGCATTTTTCCCATACCAGACTTTCATTTCTTTTTTAACCTTTTCAAGCTCAACTATATTCATTCTGGCATAACCGATTCCATAAGGACGCATTTTAGAAATCATTTCATCATAGACAGGATAATCGCTTACCTCTTTATATTTATTCGTATCAATCTGGTCGAGCCTATCAATCCATACTCCGGTATAAAAAGCGGAAGGATATTTTCTATATTTCGATACCTGAACATTGCACCAGCCGCCAAGTCCACCCTTGCCTTTTGTATCTGCTTGAGTAGGGATAGGCCTATCGATTAAATCCCTTCTTATAAGCTGTCCCGTACCACCACTATTTTTAAAAAAGTAGAGCATTGAACCTTTAAACTCAATTCCAAAACAATGCTCGTAAAACTGGTCATTACTTTCAATCTTAAAAGGCATAGCAAGATAGTGGTTAGCCTGAACTGTAAAAAGCGGTAGACTGTCTATAACGTCTTTTAACTTTTCAAGCCAGCCAGTGAAAACGACTGTATCATTATCGACTTTTGCGACATACTTACAGTCTTTAAACCTGTCAAAAAACATATTCATCGCAGGGATAAGTCCTAAATTTTGGCTGCTGTGATGAATTTCTATCCTGCTGTCGGTCAGTCTATCAAGATATCTTCCTACTTTCGGTTCTGAACCATTATTAAATATAAAAAGCTTGAAAGGATAATTTGTATTTTCAAGTACCGATTTTATTGCCTTTTTAGTGTATTCGTATCTATCTAAGACTATCATAAGTATCGGAATTGTGACTCTCGAAATCTGGGTTCTGTTTTCTATAAATAAATTTTTATCAAGTTGTCTTGCTTTAAAATTCTTGTCATTTTGCCTTCTGGGTACAATAGGTTTAATTCCCATTTCCTTAAAAGTCTGATTGCCAAAGTGATGAACATAACTATCCTGCACCCAATAACTCCTATATCCCATTTTATGCGCACGCCAGCTAAAGTCTTTTTCTTCCGCACCCCCTACAGGGTAGCGGTCGACATCAAATACCCCTATTTCGTTAATGACTTTCCTTGCAACCGTATAACAGAACCCGTATATCTCAGTTTCGACTATACCTTTCTCTGTCCTGACATTATTTATATCTTCCTCAGTCATCGTAGCTCTTTTGACTATAAGGCGTTTTATCATCTGATTGCCACCGCAAAAACAACTTGACGGTCCCACTATTCCAGCGTCAGGCATCGAAAAACCCTTTATTAACCTACCAAGCCAATTAATCGAAACCATAGTATCGGAGTTTAGAAAGCAGATATAGTCACACGTTGCAAGCTTTATACCCTGATTGCAGGCATACGAAAAGCCCATATTCTTTTTATTCTTTTGGAGTGTAAATCCTAAATGCTCTTTACGCTCTGCAAGATATTCCCTTGTTTTCTTATTAGAGCCATTATCGATTATTATAAGCTCGTAGTTTGATGTATATTTTACAAGAGATTCAAGGCATTTTTTAACATAAGATAGTGCATTATGGACAGGAATTATTATTGATACGGGCTCATGGTCGATATAGTCCTTTTTAGACATTATCATGCTTTTCGGATCTGCTATGTTTCTGTATATTTCAAGAGTTTCGGTATCTGTTATCTGCTCTGCAATACCATTATCTATCCAGCGGTAAGCCATATCATCGGGAAGACCTGCCTGATAGGTATCAACTATATCACCAGTTTTGTACCGGTTCGGAGCTATATTCCTGTTTTGCAACAGCCGTATCTTCAATTTTTTTTCCCCCTGCTTCCTCTTTTTCTTCTGCTTTTTTTATTTTCTTTATTTTTACTTTAGGTTTTATCGGCTCGATGTAGACAGTAGCCAGTCCAAGCCTGATAAGTCTTTGCGCCCTGTTTAACCTCTCATCTATTACTTGACCTGAATTATTTAATGTTATTTTCATATTCACCCCTTTATTTTAGGGGAGTGTTATTTCAACTCCCCTATCTTTTACTGACTATTAGAATCCAGTTACTTTTGCAAATGCTTCAACTTTATAGATGTTAAATGCTTTCCAGACAACAGCTCTTATTGCAAGCATATCTTGTTCAGCAAGATTTATTAGAGTACCATCACCCATTGTAATGGTTGCCTGGTCTAAGAGTTTAAATTCTATTGCTTGGTCATTACCCTTATAAGCATAACTCCAATCTCCTACTATAATTTCCTTTGTTGCGGGGCTATCGTTATTATCTATCATATTTCCAGAGAACCTAATCGGAAGTCCGAATAGAGTGGCCGGTTCTTTTCCGTTTGCAGGCTGGAATATAGGCAAGCCATTTAAATCCCTCAAGTTTCTCAATATTGCCTTAGTGGAAAGTGGAGCAGTCCAACCATTAGGTTCATAACCGCCATCTTCGACTAACCCCATTGCATTTGACAGGTCAATAAGTAAATCTGCACCAGTCGGATAAGTTACGATATTTGTTACATCGTCCGTAAAATTCTTTTGGAATGGTGAAGTAACATAACCGAGATAAGTCTGGTCTATTGTTTTTACCAGTGTCTTTACAATGAGATTTTTGAGTAGTGTTGATGTCTGAGTATTTGCAAATTTAACCCATGCTTCTTCGAAAGGTATAATTACTGGAAGCTCTTCTAATTCCAACTTAAGCTGACCGAATACAACTTTAGATTTACCTTTTACTGAACTTGGAGTAGAAAGCCAAGTAGCGGTGGGTTCTTGAGTTATGGTATTAATATTTTCTACTTTATGATTCATCGGCCAAACATTTAGATAGGGTTCAACTGCTGATTTTGCCTCAACTAATTGAAGAATTTCAGTAGATAAACCTTCATCAACTAAATATTTACCTTCATCATTATTTGTTATATTTTGGTAATTTAAATCAGTCATTTTATTTCCCTCTATAGCTATTTAATAATTTTAACATTGGGTCTGTTTTAGCTTCTTTATTCTGTTTCCCAAAATTCCCAGAAGAAGGATTAACCCCACCCTCAGAAGAAACTAAATACGGTTTATCTTTTGCGAGCTTGTCTATAATCTTTTCAACTGCCTCTTTTGTTACTTCTTCCTCACTGTCCAGTTCTTTCTTAGCAAGCATTTTTACTATTTCCATATCGTTGAAGTTCTTACCATTTGCTACAGTCAGGATAAGGTTATCTATTTCCTTATCTTTCTGTTCAGTTTGTAAATCTACTAACTGTTTTTCCATTTCGGCAATCTTCTTATCCTTCTTCTCACTTTCGGTAAGTTTTTCATCTTCAAATGCTTTCAGTTTCTTCTCAAGGTCATTAATCTTCTTCTTTCGTGTGATACTTTCAGAAACAACAGCTTTGTACTGCTCTTCTGAATAAGTACCTTTTTCGTCCTCAACATCAGTTGATTCTTCTTCTGATTCATCGGAATCAGTTTCGGTTAAATCTTTTTCGTCTTTTTCCTTTGCCATCTCGGCACACTCCTTTAGTGTCTTTGCAATAAAAAAGACCCATCAGGGTCTTAAATATTGCTATGTTAAATTTTATAAACTTATCTTATTTCTGTTTTACCCACCTTAAAATACTAATCGGGTTTACTCCCCATTTTCCATTCGGGCTTGGTTCGTAAGGTGCTTTTTCACAAATCGTATTTGCTTTACCATACATATTTACTAATTTTCCATTAAATAAAACTTCTGCTCTAAAGTTAATTTCCTCTCTACAATCGGTAATGATTTCTTTATCATAGAGATAAAAATCTTTCAGTTCTACATTGCCCAATATTTTTTCAAAATTATTGAAGACTTTATCATTGCCTTTTAGAAAGGTAATTTGTATATACTTATTAATGGTTTTAAAGTCTTTTTTATCCAGTTCTTAAAAAACTCTGATACTGCATATTCTGCTGATTTTTTATCTTTTAAGTTTAATTCCATAATTTAATTATACTACTTATCTCTTTTTCTTTCTAACCTTCTTCGGTAAACTCTTTATATTTTTAGTATGTTTAGCCCATCTCTTTGCCACTTTTGGCATTTTAGTAAACATAAATTTCTGCTGGGCCTTGCTTCTGAAAGGCATAATATCACGCTACCTTATAAATCTCTTTATACCATTTATTAAGATACGGTACTGAATTAGGACTTCTTTGAAACTTAATCCAATCATTTGTAAATTTGTCTATCGAAATAATATCTTCTGTAGTTGTACATCTACAGTTCGGGTGCGCTGGTGGTATTCCAACCTCATTAGTAGGTTTACCGTCATTACTATCACATATATCACAACAACCAGAAGCCGCAAGCCATACCTGCCCTTTACTACCTGGATTTAGATTAGAACTCAATCTATCCGCCTCATTAAAAGATATCATCATCTCTGTTCTTAACAGTCTTGACGCTTCATAACTTACCTTCCTGCCATGCAGACTCGTAAGTCTGGCCGGAGTATATTTAGGGTTAAGCAAATTCTCTAAAGCCGATAGTGTCATTCTATCCGAAGCCGAACCACCGCTTATAATATTTGACATTACAATACGTTCTATTTCCTGCTTAGTGCGCTTATCAAGTAGCCACACCCTATCTGAAAGTTTAAGGCCATCGCTCCAGATTTTATTGAATGTATATTTTACAGCTTCTTTTGATGTCTTACTTAATATCCTTGTAAGTCCTAATTTATAGCCTTCGCTTGCAAGAGATTTTTGATACATTGACATCGCAATCTTATTTACTTCTTTACCTAAATCCGCTGCGTCAATCAAGGCCTTATCAAGTATTCCTTTGAAGTTATCAGAAAGTCTTGCTGCTTCCCTTAAGAGTGAGTTAATCCTTATCTTTGCCTGTGCATAAGTCAGGCCTTTTTTATTTATTATAAGTTCTGCCCGTTCTTTAATATTTCCGGCTGCTTCAAGATATAACCTCGCAAGTTCCTTATCCTGTTTTGCAGTGAGGTTAAGAATATCTACTCTGTGTTTTTCAATGTAATTCTTAAATTCATTACTCATCTTTATACAAAATACCTCTATCTATCCAGCCTATAAAAGACACACCTTCGCCATTGACTTCTGAATCAATATAAATGTCAGTATCGACATTGTCTACAAAAATTGTGACTTCTTCTCCTGCATCAAGGACAAATCCGTTGGAATTATCAACATCCCCATCTCCGACATAAATATCCCCCGTATTTGCTGCCAGTGCCTTGATTGTTACAACATAAGCTTTAAAAGTCGTGTTAGTCAATTGCTCTGGTGTTCCTGCTGCTGTTACCGCTTTATGTCCGTAAAATATATTAGCTGCCATAATATCTCCTTAATAAAATATTGGTTTAAATGGATTCTTAGCTTTTCTTGCAATCACTACATCGTCTGAATATACATAAAATAATAAATCTGCAACTATCGGGAATAAGACACCCCAATTTGTTTCCTTATAGCATAAGTTCCCGGTATGTGTTGGTGAAGTTAAATCAACATATGCTACAATATAATTACCTCCCCCGATATCGACCGTATATTCAAATGCTATGACATAAATAACCTTATCTGAAAGTTCAATTTGATTTATTCCGCTAAAATTAAACGTAACAAGTCCGTATCCTATGCTGCTGACTGGCACAGCACCCGATACTGCTAAAGCAGCCCCAGTTCCCCTGCCGTTTACTCCCCATGTCCCAGTATGTGCGTACACCTTAGCATAACAATTGCCTGTTACCGGTCCTGATTTTGAGAGATAAAATTTAGCACTTGTTATCTTTTTACCATTAGCAGTAAAAGACTGCCCTACTGTATTCCAACAAGAAATATGTCCGGATATTCCATAACCATGACCGCTAAAATTTGATTCCGGGTAACTGTCTATAATGCTTGCCATTATTCACCACCCTCAACTTTGTGTGAATTTCTTAGCTCATCTGTATTTAGCTTTTTATCGTATGTAAGTTTCTCCTCTAAAATCTTAGCAATCTCAGCTTCCGGGTCTTCTATCCCTAACTCATTCATCGCAGTCTCTACCGCTTCAAGCCCTGCTGCTATCTTCTGTACGTGTATCTGAACCTGCTCAAGTTCGTTCTGGGGTATCGGCATATGGGTAATAACTTCAATATCGAGGTCATCAGGTATGTCGTAGCCTTCATAAACCTGTTTCATTTTCAGCACCCCAAACCACATTTCCCTTATCTTGGAAGTCCAGATTATATTTTTCTTTGCAGTCTTTGAGATAACCGCAGCAAATAGAAGTTTTAAAGCTACCCCACTTAAACTATTAAGTCCGGTTATCTTATCTACCGACAGGTTCACGCACTCTGAAAACTCAAATATAGCGGCTTCAAGCTTGTCGATTAAAAACTTAAGTGGGTCTACATACCGAAATAATCCTTCAAGTTTAAATACATCTGGTTTCGGACCATCAGTTCCGCCTCCCATAAGTTCCCATACTGCACCAGGCTTTGCTTTAAGCGCACTTTTTTTATTCTCATCTGTCGAATTGACGTTCAGCAATATCGTTATTGCAAACATATCAAATCGAAGGCTATCAGAAAGGTCTGAATATTTTTTGTTTATCTCATCGATTATCGGTATCAAGTCTTCTAATTCTGAAAGTCCCCAGAGTTCCCCTATTTGCGGAATGTTAGGGATTATATAGACAGGGATAAAATCTAACCACTTTCCATTATTTCCTAAAGGCTGGTATTCGATAATCACCCTTGACGGTTTAGTTATTTCTTTTACCTTATACTCCGCTTCTTCAATGTAACAGACTTTTTTATCCCCTACTTTCTCCAAACTGTAGGTCTGTTTCCAGACCGTCTCCTCATCTATAAATGCTACAAAATGAACCTTAGATATGTTTTCATAGTCATCAAATTCGTAAACAGGAAAACACTCCATACGGTTACGGGGAAAGATTTTAACCTGTTTGGCCTCACCATCGTATTTTAATTTTATTACCACACCACCGGAAATATTACACTCTACCGCCGATTGCAAGAGTTTAAAATCCATGAGGTTCTGCTTATGGGTTTCGTAAATGTCGGTTTCGATTTCATCTGACCTGCTTTCAGAACCCTCCGAAGTGCAGTTATAATCAATAGGCTTTTCAAACTGCCAGCTTGCAAGCTTGTTTACGATGTAACGGGCATAGTTAAATGGCACTTGTGCCGGAGTATAAGATTTACCATCTGTTACCCTTTTACCATATTCAGGATATTCAGCTATGATATATTTAAAAGACTTATTCCTGTAGTAATCGTCATATTTAATCAGCTTGTTTAAATTTTCAAGTTCGCTTTCCTTAAAGATTGTGGGTTCAGTTGGGAACGCTATGTCAACTATCTTTTTTAATTCTAATTTCATAATACCTACCTAAACGATATTGTAGATGTTTTTGCAGTTGCAGGTTTTCCTTTTATTCTGCTGTAAGTCCCGTACCTTCCTGCGTCCATGCTGTGATCCATAAACTTTACTGGTTCTTCTAAGACGTTACCGTTCTTATCTTCCTTACGCTTATACCCTTGAGCCTCTTTGATTATATTTGCACCGATAAGTCCAATGAGGTGAGCTTTACAAAAGTTTATCCCGTCCCTGACATCTGTATTTGCTTTGTGTATGTTAAAACCTGCGTTATGAAACTGTTGGATTGAATCTGGCTCATCTGTTCCTGCGTAAAATTCTTTTCGAAGCTCTTTTTGAAGATATGCGGTTTGTTTATCAGTGTCTTTTTCTTCTTCGGCAATCCTCTCTTTTGCGAGCTTTATGAAGTCCGGTATGAGTAGATGTTCCTGATATATAAGTTCTTCCCAGATTACTTTCTCACCATCAAACCAGTAAATCTTTACAAGTGAGCATGGACTCTCATATCCCCAGTCAATACCATAGCTTATCTCTTGGGGTTTTTTATCATAATCGGATATCTTTCTAAACGTCTTCCAGTTTTCATAGATGATGTTCTTGAGTATTCCCCACTGGCCAAGATTATAAATCTTATAAAAGTTCTCATCTATGTTTATCAGATTTTCAATTCGTTTTCTTCTGGCTTCTGAAAGAAATGGATTATCTTTATATGTCGAGACGTCTTCGAATACATCGTAATTTCCACTATCAATAAGCTCTTTCTTAATCCAATGGTTTGCGTCTATTGGATTAAATGTAAGATAAATCTGCCCTTGAAGTCTTAAGTAAAACTGCATAAAATCTTCAAAGGAAAATTCAGTTGGTTCTTCAAGCCAGACTTCATCGGTGTTTAAGCTCTTTATCTTCTCTGGATTGTCTACTGACAGGAAATATAAGATATTCCCGTTAATCCTATATTCAAGTTCAGTCCTATTTTCCTTGTACGGTATTTTATATTTATCAATTAAAGCCAGTGTTTCCCTATAAGCTGTCTTTCTTAATGCCGGTAAGGTCTTACGAGCTATTACTATAATCTTACCAGTCTGGCCACAAAGCTTTTTTATTATGAAATACTGTGCTGCTGAATAAGACTTTGAAGAACCTGTACCACCCCTAAAAATTGATATTTCAGCTTTTGAGTTTTCCAGTGCTTCGTATACTCTTGTGACTTCAATATCATTTCTTATCATTACTTTCAGCTTTTCTTATAATAAATTCTATAGGACCGGATTCACCGGATACCTCCATAGAAGATTTATCAGGTATAAATTTCTTTAGTATTGCAACAGCAACTTTGGGATTAATAAAACACCATTCAGCAAGTTTTTGCCAATAGGTCTTCCCTGATTTCTCCGCTTCCTCTATAAGAGCTTCCTCAAGTAGTGTTAATTGATTCTTACTCCCCTTAGGTTTTCCTTCTGGGTTTCCACTAACTCCTTCTAAAAATCTGCCCTTTTCATCTCTTGCCTGTTTTTCTCCTGTATTTTCAGGTTTATCAACCATTCTGTATCACACTCTTTAAAGCTCTATTTTGTTCTGTTATTACGTCTTTATAATGTTTTAACTGTTCTACTTTTATCCTGGCTTCTCCCATCTCCTGACTTGCAACAAATAAGGCACTTCCAATATCAGCAAGCAGATTAGAGTTCTCGGCCAGTATTCTTTGTGCGGCATGGACATTTAACTGTTGTATTTCTTCTGGAGTTAGTTTTTTAATTTCTATTTTATCCATAAAAAAAGAGCCCTTTCAAGCCCATTAGATAATTATTGCAAGTATATAAAAAATATACCCCTTTTTACCAAAAGTCAATAAAGTTTTTATCATTTCAAACCGTCTGGCATATCGAAACCAACCTTATTTTCTATTTTCCGGCAGATTCGTCTTATCTCTTTTTCCATCTTTATTTTAAAGTTTAATACATTTATACTGGTCGGAGGCCTACTCTCTGCTTGCCAATTTATTTTCTCTTCTAACTCTTTTGAAGAACAAAACTGTAATTCTTCTAAATAGTGCATATCTTCAATCAACCTATCTATTGGTTTAATCGCTAACTTTCTTCTCCTCAAATTCTATCCCTACTCCCTTGCCTCATTAATTTATCGTAATCAATCTTTTCTTCTACTGGCTTCTTTACCCTCTTTTTGACATACTTGACTCCACCCTTACAAGCTATTTCATTTAAGACAGTAAGGGATTTCTCATTTAGAAAACTGGCTAATTTGTATTCGTTAATCCTGGATTCCATTTTTCTTTATTTTCTTTAATTCTTCTAAGTCAATACAAATATTTGTAAAGTCCTCTAATTTGATTGAAACAAGGATATCCGAATAATCTTCTTTTGAAATAATCCCGGGAATAAAAGTTTTTTCTACATCCTTTTTGTGCTTATTCCACCAGCGGAATATAGATAATCTCCTGTAGTGCTTACAGTCAAAATTAAAATGCCAGAAACCAGCGCGTAATTTTAAATCACCCTTTTTATGTGTTGAAGCTCCACTTCCGGGGATTTTATCCGTATCAAAACTTTTAGATAGAAAATATCTCATCATATCGTATTCAAATTTATTTCCTTTTCTCTTTGAGGCTTTACCTATTTTGCTATATTCTTCTTGTGTTTTCATATTTACCCTCATAAAAAAAGGGACTAAAAACCTTTCGGCTTAGTCCCCGATTTCCCTGACGATAATATTAAATGCCCTGCTATCATTTCAGGCGCATATTATGAAATTACAGCGTATTTGTCAATACTTTCCTACTTTCAAGTCCATATA